GGAAGAGATGATGCTTTTGATTTTGGTATATCTACAACAGCTACAGAAACTACTAATTTTCTAGCACAAACTACTAATGATATTTTAAGAAATTTAAGAATAGAATGGTGGCCTGTATATAAACAAAATATATTTACAGATATTACAGTTTTAAATACTGCTGAGATGGTAAATACAAAAGTTAATCTAGATCAATTTGAACGTGCTGGTGTTTATCTATTTCTTGGAAGATTTTATTTACCAGCATTAACTAAATTTAGACCAGAAACAGAAAAAGATAGATTTGAAAGAATGCAAGAATATTACATGAGCCAATACAATATCGAATGGAGAATGATACTAGAAGATGGTGTTGAATATGATACTGACGCTGATGGAAGTATTGTTACAAACGAGAGAGAACCTTTACATGGATTTAGAAGATTGACTAGATAATGGCTGTCAATTTAAATATTAAAACTAACTCTAAACAAGTTCAACAAAAATTTAAAAAGTTTCAATCAGTATTACCAAGAGTAATTGATAAAGGTTTAAAACAAGCTGGTTTTCAATTATTAGATATAATCAGAACTAAAACACAAAAAGGTATTGATTTTAGAGATAGACCATTTGCACCTTATTCAGAGGGTTATTTAAAAAAATTAAACAGAGAGGGTAAATCAACAAAAGTAGATTTATTTTATTCTGGTAGAATGTTAGGTAGTTTAACACCAGCATCTACTATTAAAAAATCTGGTAGAGGAAAAGTATCTTTAGCATTTAGTAATTCACAAATGAGACAAAGAGCATTATTTAATCAAGTTCTTAACGACCCTAAAAGAGAATTTTTTGGCTTTAACAATAGAACAGAAAAGATTATAAGTAAGCAATTCAACAGATTTGTAGAAAAAGAATTAAGAAAGTTTAGAATATGAGTGTAAGAGAAAACATAGCAAGTAATTTATTAACAACTATATCTAATATATCTAGCCCAATAACAATTAGAAAAGCTACAAGACAACCTTTTTTGCTAGACGAATTATCTGAACAACAATATCCAGCAGTAATAGTTCAAACATCAGAAGAAAACAGAGATGATTCAGAATTAGGTAGTGGTGCAAAAACAAGGCATGGTACTATAGACTTTGTAATATCTGGTTTTGTAAAAGGTGCAGAGGCTAATATAGATACAAAAAGAAATGAGTTAATAACTGCTATTGAAACTTCATTAGAAACTGATATTACTCGAAATGGAAACGCTTTAGATACAGAGGTTGTTCAAGTAGAAACTGACGAGGGTAGTTTATTTCCTGTAGGTGGTATAAGAATGACCATTAGATGTATGTATGAATTCCAAGCTGGTACACCATAGGAGATAAAATGAAAACAGATAAATTATTAGATAAGATAACAAAAAAAATAGAGCAAATAGAAAAGATGCACGATAAAGAGTCTATGCTTTGTGAAGAAGTAAAAGACTTAATAGAAGAAATCAGAGAAAACTCATTAGAAGATGAAGATCACACATGGGAAGAAGAAGATGTTTCTGATGATTTAGAAGATGATTTTGAAGAAGATGAGGAAGATATTGACGAGGAAGAAGATAAATAGTAAAAAGCTACATGGCTAAAGATATTAAATTATATAAAGATAATTCAGAAATAGTTATTAATGAATCTAATCTTGAACATTTTTTAAGTCTAGGCTATAAGCAAGAAAAAGAAACTAAACAAAATAAATCAAATAAGGATAAAAAATGGCAACACATCACGGAAAAGAAGGAGTTGTAAAAGCTGGTGGAACTGCTGTTGGGGAACTAACAGGATTCACTCTTGAAACAACAGGAGATGTTGTAGAAGATACAGCTTTATCAGATGCAACAAAATCGTTTTTAGCTGGTAGAACTTCATTCTCAGGAACATTAGAAATGCACTTTGATGAAACTGATTCTCCACAAACAAGTTTAACTGCTGGTTCTTCAATCGCTTTTATTTTATTGCCAGAGGGCGATGCAAGTGGCGACAGAAGTTTCACAGGAACAGGAATTGTTACAGGAATGTCAGTTAATAATGCAATGGAAGCTGTAATTTCTAGAACTGTTACTTTTCAAGGAACTGGTGCATTAACAATAGGAACTGTATAATCCTAATTTATGTCAGTTATTGATAGAGTTAAGTCTCATTTTGAAACTCTCAAAACTATTACTATAGAAGTAGATGAGTGGAAAGACGAGCATGGTAATCCTAGTGTATTTTACTCCGAGCCATTGACCCTTGAAGAAAGAAATTACATCATAAAGAAATCTAATAATTTTGAGGATTTAAACGCACTTGTTGATCTTCTTATTATGAAACTCCTTGTTAAAAATGATAAAGGAGAAATGATAAAAGCATTTAATCCTGAAGATAAATTTGCTTTACGAAAAAAAGCAGATGGAAAAATAATAGATCGTATTGCCACTATGATAACGAGAGGCGATAATTTCGAAGAAGCCGAAAAAAAGTAAATAGCGACCAAGATACAAGGTCGCTTTTAGTCATAGCAGATAGGTTAAAAATCACAATTCAAGAAGTTCTTGATATGCCTATGGAACATTATAATCTTTGGTTAGCTTACTTGAAAAAAGAACAAGATCAGTATAATACTGAGAAACAACTAGCAGAAGCAAACAAATTTAAAAAATAATGGCACAAAATCTTAATATAAACATAACAGCAAGAGATCGAACTAAACAAGCCTTTAATGGTATTAGAGGTGGATTATCTTCATTAAAAAATGCTGTGTTTAGTTTAAAAGGTGCTTTTGTTGGTTTAGGTGCTGGACTAGTTGTTAAATCTTTTATCACTACAGGAAAAAGTGTTGAAGATTTACAAGTAAGATTAAAACAACTATTCGGAAGTACGCAAGAGGGTGCTAAAGCATTTGATGTAATGGCTAATTTTGCTGGTAAAGTTCCATTTTCATTAGAACAAATACAACAAGCATCAGGGAATCTTGCAGTTGTAGCTGGAGATGCAGATAGATTATCAAAAATTTTAGAGATTACAGGTAATGTTGCGGCAGTAACAGGATTAGATTTTGCAACTACAGCAGAGCAAATACAAAGATCATTTGCTGGTGGTATAGCGGCGGCAGATATTTTTAGAGAAAGAGGTGTTAGAGATTTATTAGGATTTTCTGCTGGTGCTACTGTATCTGCTGAAGAAACTATAAAAGCATTTGAAAAAGTATTTGGTAAAAGTGGAAGATTCGGAAAAGCAACAGATGAACTTGCAAGTACATTTACAGGAACTTTATCAATGCTTGGAGATAAATTATTTAATTTTAAAAGAGGAGTAGCTGGTGCTGGATTTTTTGATGAACTTAAAAAAGAGTTTAAATTACTTAACGAATTTATAGAACAAAACACAGCAGATTTTGAAGCTATTGGTAAAGTCATAAGTAAAGTCTTAACTTTTGCTGTAAAGGCTTTTGCTGGTGCAGTAAGGGCTGTTGGAAATGCAACAGGATTTATAAGAAGACAAATAGAACAGATACAAAGATTATTAGGTTTTGATGTACCATTTGTTGTAGAAATAGAAAAAGGAAAAAAAGTTATTAAAGAAGTAAATATTGATCTTGTAAAACAAAAAACATTATTTGAAAAAATATCTGAAGAATTAAAGAAACTTAATGATAGTTTTAAAATAGAAAAAGAAATAGTCAGTTCAATTAGATCAGGTGTTCAAGGTATATCTAAATCAATAGCAGAGGCAATCGTTTTAGGCAAAAGTTTGAATGCAACATTTAGACAATTAGCACAACAAATATTAATTAACATAATTTCTAAAACTATTGAAAGAATAGCGTTGCTAGGAATAGAAAAATTATTACTAGATGATATTAATAAAAAAGAAGCAGAAAAAGACAACTTAATTAGAAAACAAAATACTAATTTAAAAAGACAAATATTTTTAAATATGCTCTCTGGCGGATCAGGTGGTGGTGGAATACCATTTATGGCTAATGGTGGTGCAGTAAGAAAAGGACAACCAATTGTAGTTGGAGAACGTGGTGCAGAATTATTTATACCAAATCAATCAGGACAAATCACACAATCAGCTAGAGGTACAGGTGGTGGTGCTACTACAGTTAATTTTAATATAAACACTCTAGATGCTTCTGGTTTTGATGAACTATTAATTAGAAACAGAGGAACTATTACATCAATAATTAATTCAGCAGTTAATGAAAGAGGGAGTAAAAACTTAATCTAATGTCAGGTGCTTTTCCAATATCTAACGCTAAGTTTGAAACTTTAGGAATTAAGTCAATTCAAAATACTATACTTTCTAAAACTGTATCAGGTAAAAAACTTGCTAGACAAATAGATGGTCAAAGATTTGGTTTTACTGTTCGTATTGTTACAGGAACTAGATCAGACGTTTATGGAGAATTGATGGCCTTTATTATCAAACAAAGATCAGGCAAAGAAAACTTTACAATATCTCCACCAGAAATTAAAAATGCTAAAGGAAATGAAACAGGAACTATTTTAGTAAATGGTGTCCACGCAGTAGGAGATACAACGATTACAGTTGATGGTCATGCAAATAATAATCCAAATGCTTTTAACGCTGGAGATTTTGTAAAATTTGCTTCACATGACAAAGTATATATGATTGTATCAAATGTTCAGGCATCAAGTAACGCTTCAACTCTAACTATAGAGCCACCTTTAATAACAGCACTAGCAGATGATTCAGTAGTTACTTATGATAATATTGCTTTTACAGTACATTTAACAAATGATATTCAAGAATTTGGTGCAGTTGGTACAGCTAAAGATGGTGCTTTATTATATCAATTTGAATTTGATGTTGAAGAATCTCTATAGTGAAAAAATATAAAATAACACATAAAATAACTGCCGATTTTATTGCTGAAATAATTGTTAATGAAGATGAAATTGATGCTAAAATTAATGATCTTAAAGAATACAAGAAACCTAATAGTAAATTTGAATATACTATGTTAAAAGGTACAGAAAGTGTAACCCAAACAACTTACGAAGAATATGACGAGAAGCCTGACAACAGCAGTAAAGAACGAATTAGCAACAAATGATATTCGGCCTGTTCATCTTATTACTATTAGCTTCGGCACTGCTGTCAATATAACTGATTGTTCTTTTGATTTAACTTCATCGGTATCAGGCTCATCAGTAACATATTCATCAAGCGACTTTATACTTGGCATATCAAATCATACAGAGGAAACAGATGTAACTAAATCCACTGTAAATCTTAATTTATCAGGTGCAGATCAAACTTTTATTTCAACAGTTTTAAATGAAAATGTAGTTAATGACGAGGTAACTATTTTTAGAGGTTTTTTAAATGATTCTAATACTCTAATTGCTGACCCTATGATGCTTTACAAAGGTAAGATAGAAAGTTTTGACATACAAGAAACAGATAAAGAAAGCATAGTAGGTTTATCTCCTAT